TTAATCCGCATGGTTGCCTTTGTCTTGGTGACGTAGCGCGTATAGAAACGACAAAATTGTTAATTGAACATACTCATGCCAAAGTAGAGACAAAGTCACACCACTCCGAGCCATTTCCTTATGAATGTGGACACAGTCCGGTTTCCGCCTTAAAATCGAATGGTTCTTTTCCGGAAACAGAAAATCCTGCAATTCAGCGTCGTCAACGTCTTTTTCAAGTGGCCATAACACGTCTTTTTCCATAGCACGTTTCAAGACATCACTGACAGTATTCCTAGAACTGCCAACACTTGAAGCAATACTTCGAATACTTAAATCCTGCGCATGAAGACGTAAAATTTCACGGTATTTGATCACACAAAAACCTCCTATTTAATGGATTTGTACCGATGGTGCATGCCCATTATACAGGAGGTGGCTCTTGTTATGGCACAAGTGGCTCTATATTTTGTCCTACCAGGGCGTGCGGACAAAATCCTGGACTTCGGGTAAACTATAAGCATGTACTCAAATGCAGATAAACTCAAAGCAGTAAAGTTATTCCATCAGTACGATCGAGCATGGGCACAAGTCCTTCGTGAACTGGGCTACCCCTCACGAAGCGCTCTTAAGTTGTGGGTTAGACAATACGAATCAGATGCTCACGCCTTTGATGAGCGGAGTCGTGGAAAATACACAGATTCTCAGCGTAAGGAAGCCGTAGATTACTACTTCGAACACGGTCGTAGTTCTATTCGTGCAGTCCGCATCCTTGGTTTCCCTTCCCGCACTCTGCTAGACATCTGGGTACGGGAAGATTCTCGGTATACTGAGCACAGGATTACCGTTGCCCCAGATCGAGTAAAACACCCAATAAAGCCACGTGTGGTAAAGTCCAATACCACTGCTATGCAGGTCGCCAAACTAAAACAGAAAGCGCCGTGTGACGCTGTGAGTCTGGTTGCTCCTCGTAGTCTAGCTTCGCTGAACCGCGAGGAGTTACTAAAAAGGGCACAAGAGCTAGAGCTCCAGAACGATATCCTCCTTCATGTGAATGATCTCTTAAAAAAAGATCTGGGCATCGATCAGCTCAACCTCACGAACCTGGAGAAGGTTCAAGTGATTGATGCCCTACGTTCAAAGTACCCGCTCAAGACGCTCCTAGCTGCGCTCCAGCTATCCAAGAGTAGTTACTTCTACCAACACACGGCAATGGCTCGAGAAGACAAATATGCACAGGTACGGCCTCGGCTTCACGCTATCTTCAAGCAGAACTATTCCAGCTATGGCTATCGGCGAATGACAGGGGAACTTCGCGATGAAGGTATCCGTCTCTCTGAGAAGGTTGTACGACGCTTAATGGCAGAAGAAGGCCTGTATGTCACGGTTACACGCTGTCGAAAGTATAGCTCTTACGCCGGTGAGATCACGCCAGCCGTTTCCAACCTCTTAGCGCGTGACTTCACCGCAGATCGTCCTAACGAGAAGTGGGTCACAGACATCACGGAGTTTTCGATCCAAACAGGCAAAGTCTATCTCTCACCAATCATTGATTGCTTTGACGGGCAGATTACGAGCTGGTCTATCGGTACAAGTCCGAACGCAGAGTTAGTCTCAACGATGCTTAAAGCGGCAGTTGAGACACTCAATGACAACGAGAAGCCAGTCGTCCATTCAGATCGTGGCGCGCATTATCGCTGGCCTGTCTGGATCGCCTTGATGGAAAATTACGAGCTCACTCGTTCGATGTCGAAAAAGGCAAGTACGCCCGATAACGCTCAAGCGGAGAGCTTCTTTGGACATCTCAAGACTGAGTTCTTCTACAACCGAAGTTGGCAGGGTGTCTCGGTTCAGGACTTCATGAATCAATTAGACATCTATATCGAGTGGTATAACACCAAGCGAAGAAAAAATTCTTTAGGAGGAAAAAGCCCGCAAGAATACCGGTATGGCGCGGTTGCCTAGCGGTGTTGGTCCAGGAAAAAGTCCGCACGCCCCCATGCTCTAAATTATGGCACAGCTGGCACTATTCAATGGCAATATACATCATGTTCCTGTGAATTCGATTTATTTCGACAACAGCAATTAATTATAATTTTAGCCATTGAGTTTTATTGCAATGAAAGGCAATATGGAATGCAACCGTTACGCCGATATAGCGGAATAGACAGACGCGCACGATTTATTGAATACAACTTTTTTTAAAAAATCATGCAACAAAAAAAGGACCCTAGGTCATCGAACGCCCAGGATCCTTAATCTCATGCGATATTTAGTACCGGCGGTGGGGGTCGAACCCACACTCCCGAAGGAACACGATTTTGAGTTCCATTTGTTGGTATTAACCAATTTTCACTGTTAGACAAGTATTTCTAATGAAAATCAAATTTCACTAAAAACGATCCTTGTAAAAAGTGTAACACAACTGATCGTCAATAAATAGTTACCGGCAAGATCCTACATAAATAACAATAAAGTCAACTATATTTCAGTTTTCTCAAATCAAATGCAGGCATGGTGCCCTCCAAAATATCTACAATACACTTTTTAAAATGTGGATTCTCTATACTCCCTGATTCATATCTAATTTCGTTTTTATTTTTATCGATCTTACTGTGAATAATTTGTTCAGCATCGCATGCAACTGCAATATTTGGATTATGTGTGACAATAATAACTTGTCTTTGATTCTTTGCAGAACAAATACAAGGAACCAGTTTTTTATACACTGATTGATTGTCCAGATTGTCCTCTGGTTGGTCAATAATAATAGGTTCTTCATTTTTGCTTAAAACCAAATAAAATATTAATAATACAATACCGCGTTCACCTGGGGAGAGCTCTTTTAGACTTCTTCCACCTACTTTTAAACTAAACTCAACATTTATATAATCTAATGACATCAATAAATCATAGAATTCTTTTCTGTCACGTATTTTCTGAGATGCTAGTTCGAAATCCTCATCTCTACATTGCAAGACCTTATGGATAAATTGAATCAAACTTTCGAAGTCATTGAAATCGGTACTATTAATAAATTCATGCATTTTTTTATTTGACTGTACTTTACCATTAAATATTCCTGAATATTGTTTATTAATATATCGCAATAAATTTTCAGATAAGAGATATTTATTGATAACAAGTTCGGCAGAAAACTCTATTCTTTCATCAATGTCTTGCACAACTTTAGTTAAAGCTGATTCAACTGATTTATACAGTTGATTATATACTTGAACTATTTTCTTTTTTTCTTCAAAAATTTGCTTAATTTTATCTTTTTTCTTACTCATAAGCATTTTGTAATCTAAATTTAACTGATTTTCAATATAATTCATTTCTTTTTGTAAATATTTAATCGTTCCCTCCTTTTTATCTGAGCCAATAATTTGCTCCTCTTTTTTTCGCCAATCTGCTATATTCACTAAAAAATTCTGATATTCTCTTACCTTATTGTCACTTCTAGATATTAATTCTGACTTTTTATCTTTTAATTTTTTTAATCCCTCGTACAAAGTACCTGATTCATTAATGTTCTCGTTCCCTAATTTTTTTAAATTTTGGCTCTTTATTTCAAACAAGTTATCGCACTGTTTACATAATTCATTTGTTGAAATATTATTTTCTATCTTCAATAGGCTTTTATTATCTATTAATTCATCTGATAAATCATCAATTTCATTGTTTATCACAATTATTTGCTTAACTACTGCTCGTTCATCTTCAATAATTTTTTTCATTGCTGATATATTCTGATCAATTATATGGTTTTTTCTCTTAAGACCTTCCATTTCCTTTTCTTTATTTTTAATTTCGTCTTCAAAAGCATTAATTTTTTTCCCAGTATCTGATTCTTCAGGCTTAATAACTGCTTTTGGCTCATTTTTTTTGTGCCGTTCCAAATCACTTTTTAATTTTTCTAAGAGGCCTTTTATCGATTCTTTATTCTTATTTGTTGCTTTGTCTTCCAGAGAAATCGATCGCTCATTTAAAATACTCAGTTCCTTTTTTAGTCTAACAATATTGCGTCGAAATACACTAGATTCACGATCCATTAATTCCTTTAAATTGTTAGTCCCTTCCTTATAGGTTTCATCAAAATATGAATAGATCACTTTATTTATCTCATCTTGGAAACCAGCATCAAGGTCAGTACATATTAATTCAATAAATTTCTGCGGGAGATATTGTGCCGACTGGACTGAACCACTTGCAACATCAGTTCCTAAGGAAATGTTATCGCTCTCTTCCCCATCTTGCCATAAAAGTTTTCCGTAATATTTATTAGCATACACTTGAGGTACTTTTTTAAAGCGATCATTATTTAAAAAGGACGCATAATCATTAATAGTTGAGCAATCACAGAGACGGCCAATTATATCAGTCAATGCACTTTTCCCACTGCCTTTATTTCCAATAATAGCAACAAGTCCAGAGTTAAACTCAATTTCATCATCAAACCACTTCTCAGAATCACTTTTATCTAGATTACCAACAGTAATCTTTTTTATATAATTTCTTTTATTCAAATTTAATTTGTTAAGCTTAGGAGGTATATCTCCCACAAAAACCCTTTGGGACGGTTGATAAATACATTGTAAAAGACCCTCGAACGTTTTATCCGCTTTAATCCAGAGATTTTCCTTTAAAAAATAATTTCTGGGGTCATGATTGTCTGAACAAATTATTAACGGTTTATCATCAATATGAGGAAGTACTTTTGTCTGATATTCCCTAATATCTCTTAACGTTCCAACTTCAAAAAAATTTATGTACTTAGCATAATCTTCTTTTATTGCTTGACTAACAGGTAAAGCATTAGTAATTTCTCTATCAACTCCATTACTCTTTCTTCCACAATGAATAGTTAGGATTCCTTTTTGTTTCTTACAAAAATCTACTATATCTCTAAAATCCCAAAATATTTTCTCATTGTCATCTCCATGGATCGACTTTTCTCGAATCATTATCGATTCAAAATCTTGCTGAAGTTTGTCTAAATCTTTATCCTCAGGAAAAATAATAATCACGTGAACATTGCTGGCACCTTTATCTGTTCTTAATTCTACTCCTGGAAAGATTGTCATTCCCGGGGCTTTTGATCGTAGAGATTTTATTCGTTCGGCATCAATCTTAAAATGATCAGTGATTGCAGCTACTTCAATATTGTTGTTTCCCCAGGCTTCAATTAATTTGTCATCTGCATCATCGTTTTTATACTTATAATCAAAAGAAGAAGCTGTATGTACATGGAGGTCCCACTTTCTCCAAATTGAACCAACTTGGTGTTCTCTACACAATGCCATTATCTCCTTTTAAATTGCTTATTCACTAACCAAAATAGTATAAATTTAACATTATCTTACCATGGAATGAGTTCCTATATTCAGTTTTGATGTAATTTATCTCAACAATTACAGAATTTAATATTCCTGTTGATAAATTCATTTTTGGTGCACCCGCTCTCAAGGATCCCCTAAAAAATAATAATGTTTTTCAAAGATCAAGTGTGCTAACCTATTTACCTAAAAACTGCGCCATCAGAGATATTCATAACTCATTTTTTATGTTGAAAGGACTAATAGTTTTAATTAATTCGTAAAATAAATGTTATACGAAGTAATCTTGCCGCTTTTAAAAAGTCGCCATACAAAATAAGCAATTTAACATAAACCTTGACATTTGCCAATGACCAATAACGTATATTATCAGACACCTTTTAACTATTGTAAATTTTTTGCATATAACTACGCTCCCTTAAATTTTTGAATGAACGTGTCAAGTTTTTTCCTTTACATGCGAGATTAATTTTGTAAGGATTATTTCCCGGGAAATAATTTATTCCTCACTATTTCCATTCTCTCCCATACTCTCGTCTTCATTCTCAATTATATTATCATTTATATTATTACTCGTATCTTGATTACTTCCTTGACTCTCCGCCTTAACGCGTTGAAGTTCTTCGCTTACATCTGTGACATACGGCACGTTTTCTAAGATGCTTTGTAAACTGATTGCTTTCATTTGCTGCAACGTTTGTAAATTACTAATAATCTCGCTCTCATTCTTCGGCGTCGCTGGACTAAATACGACATGCAACGTCTCATAATCTTCATCCTTAAATGTAACACTTTGCATCATTAACATCTTTTTTATTTGATCGAATCGTTGTTCAAATCCGGCTTTTAGGTATTCAGCATTTAGCGACGCTTTAATGTCTGCTAACGAATACAGTAGCTGTATACTAACCTCGCTGAGATTGCTAATATCGGTCTTATTCATGCTTACAGCCGGTGTCATGCTAATATCAAGTAGCGATTGCATCAACGTTTTATAGATTGTCTCGAATGTCTGTCTGTCGATATTGTTACTTTTGAAGTTAAACGTCGCCCCATCATCTAACACAATCCCACCGCCTACTACATCTTGCGGTAGTCCCTCGCCCTTAAGCTGTTGCCCGGTCACGACCGGGATACCTGCTTCATACTTATATAGTGCGTCCGTGTTCTTACTTAGTAAATCTTCCATGCTGTCTAATATTGAAATGTAATCATCTAAATCGCTTCTTCCGTATCGGTCATCAACTTCACTCTGATTCTTGTAATGCACAGGTAGGCCGCTTACATTATCATTTGTGTTAGTTAAATGCAACGTCCCTCCTTTATTGTCGTATTGATAAACATTCTCATTTGTATATATAACGTAATAACTCACTAATGAATCTGCGCTCGTCCAACTCTCAACAAATCCGATAAGATTGTCGCTATCATTATAAATCGGGTAGGCGTCGGCAGGGTCTATAATATGTGATAAAATATTTTTATCGTTATCAAAATAAAGATACTCGTAGCAATCGCCGTACTTTAACATTTGATCTAAAATTTCCCGATCTTTGCGATTCAATCTTGCTTTATTATATACGTCCTTGAATGCTGAAACTACCCTCTCATCGCCGCTCAGCGTCACCGGATTTTTTAGCAAATACGCGGTCGCAAAGTTTAGAATCGTCTTCGCATACTGCAACGTGATGCGTCTAACTTTAAACTCCTTGCCGTTCCATTTTTCATTTTGTCGTGCTGTGATTAAGTGCTTACCGTCTAGGTATTCTTTTTTATCTAAGATACCGTTAATCCTAATTTGAGCGGCCGTATCATTGACAACTGATACAAACCAATCGCTTTGTCCGTTATACTTATCTTTTATGTATTCTTGTAGTGATTCCATTTTATGTAAAATAATCCTTCTTTCTAATTGTGATTCATGTCACATTTAAACAATCATTAAATGATCTTATATGACTTATACGACTTTTGGAGGACGAAAAGCAAAAACAAATCTAACTTTGCCGTCTTTATCGTATTTTCTTATGATTATTTTTCTATTTTGTCGCTGCTTAGGTATTCTATAATTTTCTGTTTCCGACATGTCCATATTATTCATGTTTGCTCTCCTTGCTTATTAGACGTACCATTTACTCGTTTTCATTGCTTGCCACGCGTACGCGGCCGAATATATTAAGTCATCGTGATTATCTTTGCCCTGCTTGTTTCCCATTCTGCCGCTTACATCTTGATAAATTTGCATCTCCTGCAACAACTCTTTTGTATGAATCAGCATTAACCCGCGCTCGAATGCTTCCTTTAAATCCGTTATAAGCGTCGGTTTGTTCGCCGGTAGCAGTTGCCAACCGAGTTTGAATTGCCTCCGTCCGTGTTCGTCGAATGACTTTTGCTTGTATAAGTTTAGATAGTTTCGTTCTTTTCTCAATCTCTCAAGCAATGGCGTGCCGAAACTATTGCGTTCAACGCAGATAAAAGCGTAATTATAAAATTTTCCTAATTCGTCGATAATCGCGGCATATTCGTATACCGGCACTTTATTACTGAAGAATGTTGCGGCTTCTTCTCCCTCGGTGCTGATAATTGTCATGGTTGAGTAGTCCGAACCGCTACCAGATGCAACGTCCACGCCTGCATAATACCTTTTACCGGATTTCGGAAAATGGTAGATATATAGATTTTTTTTAGTTATGTATCGTTTTAACTTTTCCGGCAGCGCTGCTTTTGCTTCTTCACTGCTCATTGGCGGCATAACATAATTCAAGCGATTTAGGATTTTCTCGGCGTCAAATACATTTTTATTTGAAGTTATGAATGACTCCATCCAATTATTGGGAAATTCCTGCTTGAAGGCGTCTTCGCCCAAATCTAAAATCTTCCATCTGCGCCACATTATGTAACGATAGTTTCCCGCTGCTTGATATAGCGGCTTTTCGGACGGCAACAAATCATATCTATCTAACCGTCTGCCGTGATTCGTCGCTTTGTACCAGTTTTCGGCTTCGTCAAAATCGCCTTTAAATTGCGTTAGATAGAGTTTGTGAGTCCACGAGATAAAAAAGAGTTTGTATTTGCTGTTACCTTTCGCTGCATTTTTGACAATCTCATAATATTCGTTAAGTCCGTTTGAAGTGGATTCTAGGAACATTCGACTTTCTGAACCCTTCGCAAGAGATTGTTCGGCTGATACTAACTGATCTTTTATATCGTTGTAAAATGCAATCTCGGACATGACTATCATTGTATATGTACTGCCACGGCCGAGGTCTTTATTTCCGTCCGTTGCGGACGTAATGCGACTACCATTCACGAATACTAATTCGTCTCTGTTTGATCGCTTTGTTGCGGGAAACAGTCCGATATACTTCTTTCTCGGCAAATACTCGTTCATCATTTTCAATTTGTTAAACAAGTCCGTTGCTGAATCTTGCTTATAACTTACGATTATGATGCGTTCGTTCTTGTTCCTGACCGCTCGCCATACTGCATAAGCAAGTAACATCGTCGTTGTCCCGTTCTGCCGTGCCTTGCTGACAACAATATGCTTATTTTCTTGAATTAACTTGTATAAGTCCCTTTGTGCGTCGTTTAAATTGAATCTAATCAATTTATTTTCGTTATCTGTTATTCTAATAAAATTTATGCAAAATCTCGGGAAGTCGGCCATGACGTTATCAATCTTGCTCAAATTAAATCATCGTCCTTGCTCTTTTCCTCGTCCTTGTCTTTTTTCTCATCCTCCGAGAAGAATTTTTCTGCCTGCTTGCATCTCTCGGCGATCTCTTTTTGTAGAGTGAGCATTAATCGAATTGCCTTGTCGTCGCCTTTGACGGCCTTATCGCGCGTGGCTTCATACGCTTTAACTAGGTCGTCTGTCGCTTCCGCGTCAAGTGCTAGAATCATCAACTGTTTATATTCGTCGGTATGTTCCCATCTTTTGAAACCGGCTTCGGTCTCTCTATTGCATGATTTTAGAAATTCGTCAATATCTTTATAGTGAAAATCCGTTGATGCCTGTTTAAATTGCGGATATTTAAAACAAAAATACCTTCTCTTTGGAAATGGTACTTTTCGTAAAGCGGCGTAAATGTCGATGCCTTTTTGATTTTTATAAGGTACACCCATAATTTCTAATTATCTCCTTTCAATTACTTTTAAGTATTCAAAATATTTGTTTGCTTTTGGCTCCTGTCTTTTGTGTCCAAACGTTATAATTTTTTCCGGTAAATGCGAGCGAAAATACATTCTTTTTCCATTTGTCCGGCAAATGTGTGTCGCATACTTTACCGCTCACTTGTTTAAACTCTTTAACTTTAATGAATTTCTTGTCGAGCAACTTAATATCAAACCCTAACAGACGAGACACACTTTTCAAGTCAATATTTGTACTAAGTTGTCCGTTTCCATCTATTTTGATTTTGTTGCTAAGGTGGTATTTTTTGATAAGATTGTAGAAATATGCGGCGTCATGCTGCTTTAAGATGCGGAATAGTTGCGAAAAACGTAGACAATTTAATATCCAGAATTTGTATGTATCATGAAAGCGATTAATGTAGTAACCTTTAAATGATGTGTCAATCGCGAGCAATAGCGCTTTTCCCTCTTCGCTCTCGGGTAGCGGTAAATCATAATACGACCATATCTCAAGCAACGTAGATAGCGAATACTTTAATTCGTATTGATCGCGGGCGATGTAGCGCTCACTCTGTTTGTAGAATAGATTAACGTTAAACATTGCCGGATTGTTAAAATCTAATCCGCTTATTAACCGGTTGACATGATTGTCGAAACAGTAAAACCCCCTTCGGCACTAGCGACATGTCAACGCCGATCGAACGGTAACTCTTTGTATTTGCCGCTTTATAAATCGACATAAAATCGTAAAATTTGTTGATCGACCACTTGCCCGCTGTAATTTTTTCTAGCAAGCAACAGGAAGCGAGCGAATCAATATCATCTCCTAGGATTAAATCTCTTTTTTTGCTTGTTTCTAGCGTCCAGACGGGCGCTTTTTCTCTAAAATAACTGTCCATATCAGCGGAATAAATATTGCGTTCCGCTCTCTATTATTTATTCTGTAACTACTATGTTGCTTCTCCTTTTATTCAACTTCAAAAATGCTTCTCCTTTTATCCAAAAATAGAATAAAAGGAGAGCGTAGCAATTTATTTCCTTCGCTCTCCTTTTTTATGTATTATCTATTTTGTTGTAATTATCAATAAAATATCGATATAGCTTGACATTTGACTTGCTCATGCTCAAACCATGCTCGTAACGGCAAATCAGTGATGACGAAACATTCAAATAGTCGGCGATTTGCTTTAACTTGATTTTTTTATAAATACGTTTTATGCGGTAATTTGCTATCATATCGTCCATTTTATGTAACCTTCTTTCTTTATTGATTAATTTTTTAATCAATAATCAAAAATAAAAAGCGCGCCAACAGGCGCACATTGGAAACTCCTTTTATTCCTATTCCGTTTTATTTATTTTAAATCAAGCATGTGTTGTTGTGCTTGTCGTGCTTGTCGTTGGTACAACGGTCGTAACAGAAACGGCCTTCGGGCTCGCAATCTTGAGAGTTGCTTCGGCAACAACTTGACCGCGCACATTATCACCGGTTTTTGCCAACGGCTCGAATACCGGCTGCCGCAAGAAAGCAATTGCAAGGTAAGCATCATTTACCGTTACGATTTTATCAGATGGAACATGTCGGCTCAATACTACATTAAGCAAACCGTAATTTGTCTGAACTTGATTAACAAGCGTACCGAAGGGCGACGTTACGGGTTGATTGTAGCGAACCTGTGAATCGTATAAAGCGTCGATTTGATCTTTAATATCGGCATTCACAAACGCATAATAATTACCGGACACAAGTTTCTTTTCCCACAAATTCCGCATGGCTTGCTTGAGAACTGCTTGCGTCATTTCATTGACATTAATCGCATTGCTTGCGTCCGCTGCTTCAATGAGACCGCTCATGCGGCGAACGTACGGTGAAGCGCTGCCGTCATTTTTAGTTGAATTAAAGAACGCGTTCTCCATGTTCATTTTGAGTTCAAGGAGCCGATCATTAATTTCTTCTGAAAATTGCGTTGCTTTCATTGCAAGCGCAGAGCCGGATACGGTCGCGCCCTTTTTAAAAATTTGCTCAACATTAGAAAGTTGCGCGCGGGCACTTGCAACATCGACAATGTCATCGCTACCCTCTTTTGCGCTAATGTCGGCCGTATCATCTAATGTTTTTTCAATATAACTATAAATTGTTGACGTTGCTTGTTCTGTTTTTCCGCTCGTCAAAAGTAATGTTGAAAGCGGTGTGTCCTCCGCGCCGATGATCGCTAATTCTTGAGAAAGCGAAACTTTTTCGGCGTTTGTAAAATTATCACTTGAAAACATTGTAAAATATCATTTCCTTTTTATGTAAGATTTTATCTCCTTTTATTGCTTATGTATTGCTTTTAGTAAATAATCAACTAAACAATTTTGATAACTTTGTCTTAATCATGCTTTGTGTGTCGTGTTCCTGTGCGGCTTTTGCGTACTCATCGCCTGTACCATGTGCGGCCGGTTTATACGAGTTGTCGATTTTATAACCATTAACAATCTTTTCTAGTTTATCGATCTTTGCCGCTAATTCCTTTTCGTCTTTTGCGGTAATTAATCCGTCAAAATCGGCTAAACCCTTTTCTCTAAGAGTTACGCCAACTTCTCGGCTCCATAAATTCGCCTGCTTGTCCGCTAATGCTTTTTCGTCGTCCGTCGGCTCATGCGGGAGTTTCGCTTTCGTCTGTTCCAGTTCCTTTTGAATCGGCTGTAATGCCTCCTTTTCCCACTTGCTGCGCTCGTTTGCGATTTTTTTATTGATCGCTTTTTGCTGCTCGTCAGTAAATTCCATAAAATTTAACACCCTTTCATTTAGATTTAAAAATTAATTTTTTAGCCAAAAGGAAAAAAACCGCGCGGAATTTTCCCAACGGTCGGCCAACCGCTGCCGCTTTTTTATCCACCTCGGATAAACCGGAAAAATTAACAGAAAAAAGCGGCACAAAAAAGAATTAATATTTCCAGCAACCCCATTTTGAGAGAAAATAATTTCTCTCTTTTTATCTATTAAATATTTCTAAAATTAACAAATTAATTTAATAGATAAAAAGAGAGAGGCGACCGCAGGATTGGGGAAGGCGGTCGCCTATAATATAAAAAAGGAGTGTAAGGACTTTACTAGACGTGTGGCGAATAAATTGACTGAGAAAAAGAAAATATCCTTTCTCACTTTAAAACAAACATTTTTTTACAATTAATTTATTGATTTTTTATCAATTTAAGCCGATTTATTTTGTTGTCGCATACATCTGTTTATCTTTGCATTTTTAATAATACTATTTTTATATTTATTTAAATATCTTTCAAAAGCAGCAACGATATGCTTCACTAAACGGCATCTATCGGCTTTTGAGATGCACTCTATATCATTCTCGCTGATTGCTTTTTCTAATTTTCTGAGCGCCTTCTGAGCGTTCACGGATGGCTTATTTGTCGCCGTCCAATTCTCGCTCAGAACTACATCAATCGTCGTTGTGTTGCTGCGTTTGTTTTTAAATAGTTCTTTAATGGCCGCGCTATCGGTTATGTATGTACATTCATTTTTGATGAAGTCGAACACCTCCGCGAATAGACGTTCGTCATCATCGGCAAAATCATGATATTGCTTTAATTTATGTATATGATCTAAAAAATCTATGATGTCACTTGTTAAGCGCGGTGTGTCATGCCTATTTAGTTTTACAAAAACATCGAAACTATTGTTTAGTCGCTCTTTAATGACTTGCTTCAAACTGCTAACATTTTGCTGACTCATACCAAGCGCGCGGGCGATCTGTGTATCTTTAGCATCCGGATTGATTGACCACAGCCGATAAACTCTCATTTGCGCTTCGGTCAAAATGTTTTCAACTGTCGTATAATCTAAAAATCCATCAATCATTGTTGGAGTTTTGTTATATGTGTCCGCGTGGCTATATTTACTGTAAGCATGTCGATCAAACACACTAACTGGCATATCTGCGCTTGAGTATTTGTCATAAGCATCATAAATAAAATCATCTAAGCCCATGTTATATTTATTGACTTTCATCTGCTCGCGCTGAATATTATTCTTCAACTCAATTTTATTGCTTAATTTATTGTCTGCTTGATCGATTTTGTAATCGTATTCATCATTCATTTTGTCTTTAAAATGAGCATGATTTTCGGATTCTATGTATTGTCTAAATTTAAAGATGATTCCTCTTGTCACATATGAAAGCGTTTCTTTGTTGCTTTTGACTTCTTTTAATTTATAAATTGATTCCATCAATCCGCAATGAAACAGTTGCTGCCGTTCGTCATAATCTATCATTCGATACTTCTTCATAATCTTGCTGTAATTTTTTGCTAACTCTTTATCATTGATGATGATTTTCAAAATTCTATGTTTTTCTTTGTCAATGAGGACATTAAAAATATTATCTAATGCTTGTTTATCTCCGTTTTTGTAAGCCCTCACCTTATCAGCAAAGGTTAATTTTTTTTGATTATTTATTTCCATTTTATGTATGTTAATTCTCCTTTATAATTTAAAAGACAAGAGCGCATCTAGGTGTCATGCAAACGGCACTCACTTCGCCTGTCGGCTACGTTGCGTAGCTTTTGCAAGAAGCGGATTTAACGTTCGCCGACAGTGGTGTTGTTCGCCTTCGGCTCACGGTCGGCTCTCTATCCGCTTTTGAGTAACCTTTTTTTGAGGGCTATTCACATATGCGTACCCGGTACGTGAAAGCGTTTTATAAGCATAAGGACGCGCCATAATGCCCGTACCCGAATCGTAAAAAGCGTACCCGAATCTGAAAATCAAAATTGAAAATCCTATTGTGACGGCATTTTTACAAGTTATAAAATTTTGATTCCCTGCCACATATGCGGCTGATTATGTTTCCGAATTTGTTTTAGATTGTACTTATGTATTAGATGTCGATTAAACACCTTTATGCCTTCCGGTTTGATTTGATGATCTTCACAAAATTTTATGTATTCATTTTTTAAATCTGATACGGTGCAATAATAACTTTTTTTGATCGCGCAATCTGATTCAACAAATTTATCTATTGAATTGACTTTTCCGCGATAAGTTGCGAGCGCCTCATCAACTGAATCAGATTTTGTAAAATTGTTATTTTTTTCTAATCGCTTTAATCCCTCAAGAGATAAATTAAATAACGTAGATAATGCGTAATCAGTGATTAATTTATTAATTAAATCCGGATCGCAATTGTCGCCGGTAAATTGACAAGGAAACGGCATAATAAGTAAGCGTCGATAAAATCCGATAGATTGATCGTTAGTCCTTGGCAACTCATTAGCAGAAAAAATCAATTTTGCGAACGGCGTAAAGTCGAACGCATTTTCATTCTTAAACTCGGCGCTGATTCGGTCGCCACCGGTTACGGACTTAAAAATACTTGTCTGTCGTAGCGGTTCTTTTGGAATATCCGCAAAAATATTAATCAATTTTCCGTACAGTTGCGCGGGCTTAAAACGGTTATTATCCAAATCCTGCAAACTCACATTTGAAATATTTTCTTTGCCAATCATAGCCGTAAACATATTGAATAATGTACTTTCTCCGTTTGCGCCGCTGCCGATACATAATAATGCTTTCTGAAATTTGTTTGTCGGAATCAAGCAATAGCCAAGAAATTCAATCAATGTATCCATAGAATCGGCTGGAACAATTGATTTAATAAAATTAATCACAACTTCATCATTGGCCGTCGGGTCATAAGTTACCGGCAATTGTATCGTTGATAACCGATGCGGCGTATGCGGTTTGAGTTGTCCGTTTCTCCAGTCAAGCAGACCATTTTTGCAATTTATGAGTCCGTCGTTCGGGTTTACGTCGTCCGCGTCCAATAATGCCGTTTCATTTGCGATCCAGTCGAGCGTTAAGTTAATTAAATTTTTCTTCGCTTTGTAATCTAGCAATTTTTGAGCGATTTTTTTTATGTATATCTTGCCATTAGGCATGTATTTTCCATCTTGGTATATGTAAAAATGATTGTTCAATGTGAAAACTTTATAAAAATTGTCAAGTATGTAACGGCCAAGGTATTGGGGGATAAACGAAGGCCGGTCGTCAAAAAAGCGCATCGGATCGGGGTAATCTGTATTATGTATTATTTTTAATTTAGTTGCCGCTTGCATGTATTGTGTCCTCCTTGTTTGCGTTGCTTCATCACATTTTTATAAATGATATCGCGTTTAACAATGCTCATTGCATCTTTGAGCGTCATTAATTCGGCGTCAATTATTTTTCCTGTACGTGTGTCTTGTATTGCCATGATCGCATATGGTTGCTGTTGTATTTGCATTTTTTTCTCCTTCTTGATTTTATTTTTCACCGATCACTAATGCCCGCACCTGTCAACAACTTTTTCTATTAAATTTCCTAAAATCTATTGCTTTTCTGCCCCACCTCCTGTATACTTTTCATTGTAAGGTTGACAATAAAATAAAATGGATTATTTATGTAAGCTTATAGACAACCCTAGCTAGTATCAGTATATTCTTATTCGCAATAACTTGCAAGGATAATATACTAGATTAAATGTGTTGTTTTTGTGTCTTTTTATGTGAAATAATTCACTATATTTCACCTAAAATGTAAATATCGTTTTAAAATAGAAAATTAACGTCTCTGCACCGTTTTTGTGCGGACAGGATTAAACATACGGGCACACCCTCAAAAGTCGTTATATCCCTTTAATTTTCAATGTAAATTTGATGAGGTTAGATTTTTATATCCATTATATGTAATAAATGTTTAGAAAAGCTAAAAAAGATGTACGGGAACTCTGCTGCGTCGTTCCTTCTTTGTTTACATAGGGGATATTACTTTATAGCATGATTAAAACAACGGAATGTCGCTATCTTAGAAAAAGGATTATTCAAAAATATGGAATTAGCAAGCTAAAAAATATTATTTAATAGCATTATGCTTTTGCTGATACTGGATCACTTTAAAAAAGTTTAGCCAATCATCTATATCCAGTTTTGCCTTTTTAAGAATCGCTTCTCTTTCCACAGTAATTGTAGAATTCCTATCATAAAAGATAACTTTTATTGAGGGATTTTCAATATCATTAAATAAAAATTCCAACTCTAAAAGCTTCACACGATTCGTCGCGATCTTACTTCCACTCAATCCGCCAATAATAGCACCGGCTCCTCCGGCAAGAACACCACCAACCAATGATCTACCTATTGTTTTCATGGTCGATGAATTTATCACTGTTTCACCATCAACATTAACTTTAATATCAATTATTTTGTCAAAGGGATAAGAGGAATATCTTAAATTTTCATCACAAATTATTATTTTTCGCTTATCTTTATCAATTCCCGCTGCATAAATTTTAGAATGTACATAAAAAGAACTTTTTTTAAAAAGGTTGAAGGGAAGTTGCTTTATTTTTTCCAGAAGCAATTGTTTTCGTTCTTCAAGTTTTTCATTGCGCTTCTGTCCCAAATAATAGTTAAGAAAAATTAGACCTAAGGGTATAACAATGAAAAAAATCAGAATTCCATAAAAAATTTGTCCCATTTTTCTTTCCTCTAATCATTAGGAAATTTATAGGATAATTATAACATAATTTTCCACACTATAATTATATGATCTAAACCACTATGGTAATTATTGCTATTTTTCGATAGCTCATTTATTCAATTAAGCCAAACGGCCGTTCGTGATTCCGGCGTTGCAAAAATCGACATATCGCGATAGATATTGCGCGCTGTTGCGGTAAAATAAGCAGCAAAATTTTTAATCTTACGTCCGGCCTTCATTGCGCCGACGGTCTGTTTGAGAGCGTGTACGGCTCCCTCCGCAAGTTTATCTGAAGAAATGTACATCTTATCAGCTTGACGCTTGCAAATGCGCCAGAAGCCACATATGCGCTTGATGTCAACGCTAAAGTAGTAGTGTGCTAGGTTTGCAAAATCCTTATCTACGTAATCGGGTACATAATCAAGATCAAGTTGTGGCTTATCGGTTTCGCTACGATCTTTTAAACTCTTTTTATTTTTAAAATCTGGTTGATTTATGGTAGGAACTTTTAAACTCTCATTTTCCGCATCATGTCGCATGTTGTCGGCTTCTGCTGCTTTATCATTTAAATTGTCATTTGCGGTGTCGTCGGCATCTGAAAAAAATTTGTTTCTCCAAAATTTTTCAAAATATGGGTGGGCGTGAAAAAATATTACCATGCAACCACGACCGTTATGTTTGCTACTTGATCGCCATAACCGACTAATGATGCCGTGCTTCTCTAAAAACGCAATGTGACGCCGCACGGTGAGCGCAGAAAGCCCGTAGCGTAAACCTGAGTATTCAGGCGAACACCAGGCGAAGCCGCGCTCAATCGCAAGGAAGCAATAGTTTTCAAGCGCTTTGCGTGTTTCCGGCTTGATTCGATACCATTTATCGACCGACGGTAATTGCGTCGATAATACTTTTCAGCATAGACATTTTGATTGTGTTGCGTGCTGCGCGGTCTCCGTCCGGCGCAACTGAATGATATAAAATAATTCGATTAAATGTATCGTAATCAATGATCGTTCGTTTTCTGCTCACTTTTACGCCCTTCTTTCGAAAAATTAGGCGCACTTGAACAAGCACATTGCACTTGATTTTTAAAACCGAACAATGTACACTATAGTTACTGGATTGTAACGTACATTCAAGTACGCAGGCCGCCTATCTGATTAGGCGGCCGATTTTTTTACTCAACCCCTTCTTGCCGTCTTATCCGGAAAAATAACCTTCGGTTCATTTGTTAAATAGTCGTAAAACACGGCCAGTTCGTCGCCTTTTTGATCGATCACGCGCCGTCCATGTGGTAGCGCCGGAAAATCGACTATGTGGAAATAAGGCGGCTTAAACTGCTGATTGATGAAGTCATCTACTATTGCATCAAATGTAGGGTTCCTGCTTACATTCGCGGCGTTTGCTCCCGTATGCGCTGCTGCCGACATTAAAAGCGAATTAATCATTGCTTGTCATCTTCTTTCATCTGTCGGGCTACATCTGCGGGCGGAACCGAAAGTTTTGTCATTGTTGGTTTGATTAAATCCTCGCCGTCTTCATCGGTTATTTCATTAACTTCCCAATCTGCAACGTCAATTGTGTGATCTTTGCTATCTTCAACGCGACCGCCTTGCGACGTATTCACCTTTAACTTAAAGGTTGCCGGCCACAGTAGTTGGGCCAGCGCTTTCTCTAGCGAATCGGCTTTGAGTTCAACAGTCCCAAAAATGGTATAAGAAACGGTAAAATTATACTTTTCCATGATTTGTTATCTCCTTTTAGTTTTTGTTTTGATGGAGTGACCACGCGATTACTTCAAAATTTTCATTCAATATTTTTCCTGTGACATTCCAATCTAGCGCTGTTAAAGTGGTTAGTTTTCCGCTGTTGTCGCACAAATGAATTGTTATATACTTGTAGCTGTCCGGCTCTAGAGTTGTTAAGACGGCGTCTATGCAAGTATCATCCGGCAAATCGACAAGCGATAAAGCCGATATTTTGATGAGTGCTTTCATGTGCGATTAATCCTTTCCACTAAAAATATTTAAGTTTTTCACGGGCGAAAATTTTTCATGATTTTTTTGCAAATCTTTTGAAAAAAGATGAACGTATACTCGCGCCATCTCAAGCGTTGAATGTCCCATTATTGTCTGCAAGTCAAACACTCCGGCACCGTTCATGACGCTAATTTTTGCAAACGTGTGACGAAACGTATGCGGCGAACACCGAACATTTTCAATGCCTGCTTTTTTACCATATTTTGCTATATCATTCTGATAGTCGCGACGTTTCATACGATAGCCCTTGAGATTGACAAATAACGCTTCCGTTTGCTCATTCGCGCCGCGTATACGAAGCCATACTTTAAGTTGCTGGACTGTATTTTTGGATAGTGGAACCAGCCGTTCTCTAAATCCTTTCGCCGCTCTCACGTGTAGCATCTTGTCCGCAAAGCGGATGTCATAAGTGCTCAGATGCTCGATCTCAGATAATCTAATGCCGGTATCAAGGAACAAAAGCATAAAGGTATAATCTCGCAGTCCCCGAAACGTCCGTAAATTCGGTTGTCGAAACAACGTTTCTAATTGTTGATTGCTGAATGTTTGCACGATTGTTTGCCGTTCTGAGTTCTTTCAACCGTGCAACCGGATTATTTTTTAGATGATGTTCGCGGTATAAAAAGTTGAAAAATGCCTTTATCGCGCGTATTCTCGTATTGATTGTTGTCGGCTTTAAATGCTTTTCGTCAAGCATGTAACGAATCACTTTATTTTTAATGATGTCTAAAGTGATCGTATTAGGGTTTGTGTCCACTTTCTGGAAACGTAAAATCTTATAAAATTCGCTTAATTCGGTATTATAGTAACGGATTGTGTAAGGTCGCAGATTACGCAGATGACAATCATCAAGAAATAAATCGAGTGCGGTTTTAAAATCTAGAATATCGTAGTTTTTCGTCTTGCGGGAGATTAAACTTACTTCTTGCGTGGAAAGGTTGTTGCTTCTCATCAT